TTGGCATGTCGTAATATCGAGGGGGTAGCGCAAGATATTTCCATCCCCCCTACCAAGTGTAGTGCCGTTGAATAATATATCGATACTGGCGTTGAGAGACTTAAGTATAGATTTGAGTATTGTTGGGCTAACCAGCTCGTTCGTGACCATAAATATGTGGTAGCGCAGTCCGGGTTTAGATCCAAGTGAGGCGGACTCTTGTAGCACATAACTGGTATTCCTGAAGACTGGTGGTAGTAGTGCGATGAATTCTTCGACTGTGTCTAACATCACACCGTCCAGATCTAAACAGATCCATTTGGTCGGTGTGTCTGCTGTCGTTGCCCCAGCACGAGATTCTTCGTGCAGTTCTTTATTGAGCTCACCTTTGATGAGACACATGTTGTGCTTCGCGGTGGCTGTGATTACGTCAAAAAATTGTTTGATGCCTGAACATTCGAATTTTGAGCTGTTAAATAAGTACACGTTTGGATAACTAGCTGTTTCTGATTTACATAAAGATGTGCCGTCAGAGGCTGCAAGTGTATTAACGGTGAACTTAGTCATGGGGTACCCTCAAGATGGAGAAACGTATAGCGGACATTCAGAGTACTCCTGTCTAAATACTGGTGTCAAATATAAATGTGAAAGTGGTTAAAAAGTAACCAAATCTGTTGAACTTCTCGAAGTTCAACAAAGCTCAACAATGGTTAAAAAGTAACCAATTTAGAGGTGGTTAAAAAGTAACCAATTATGGGGTAACTTCGAACGGGGTAAAAGTTGAAGACAATAAGTTCAACGTTGAACATAAGTTGAGGTAGAAGTTCAACACCTTAAGTCATTGATTCATATACTAATATAGACATAAAACACCCTTTGGTTGAACTTCTTTAGATTGTAAGATAGATGTATATATATGTAATATATATATTAAGTAAATATTGTATATGTATATATATGCTGGCTGTTGCGGAGAAGTTCAACAATTGCTTCTTTTGCAATCACATGCCGGTATCCAATGATCGACTTCTTTGACGCTGACCATTGGTTGATTGAATATTTCGCCACGTGGTTGAAACATGTCCACGGTGCAGTTTTTCATTGGGCTGTCTTGATCAGCCAGTGCTCGTGGCGTGTAATCGAGCTTGTCGCCTTTTTTATATGGCATTTTATTTCTCTCTGGTTATTTCCCACGGCGTCCCGGGCCCGTGGTTAAAAAAAGAGTGCCAGAGAGCTTACGCCCTCCAGCCCCTCACCTACTCAACTGCGAGCAGGATTTTGCGGAGATGGTAGATTGATTGTGATCTTGACCTAGCCGTTTCTCAGGCCAGGTCAAGGTCTCAATTAATCGAGAATAACGATACCAGCGCCTTCCATACCTTCCATGCGTGTTTTGAAGTCTGCGATACCTTTGTGCATATCATTGACGATACTCTGTACTGCTTTATAACCATCACCATCTACAGATGCTGTATGGCATAAATCCCAGTAGCCTTTCATGATTTTCTGCGCCTTCTGCGCTTCTGCTACATGTTCTGAATCCTTCAGGTAGTAGATGCCTTCGAAGTTTGATGCGAATAAATCAACATGCTCGTCACCGCCCATCGCCATCAGGTCAACGTTAATCTGTGAAGCACTTGCTTCAGCGAATACGTTTAGTTCACCACCTCTATCATCGGTGGGCACGTCCTTCTGGTCGTCCATGGTTGCGAATGTAGATGTAACCAGCTCTTCCCAGTCAGTTGCTTGAAATGCTTCGGGTGTGCCAATGGGTACACCCAGTTGTTTCAGATACTTGATTATCGGACCTAATGTGAAGCGACAGCGTAAATCTATCCATTGTAGGACTTCATGTGGGAAGTCGCTAATTGACTCGCCTTCCAGCAAAGCTGGAACGATGTGAATGTCCATGAGCAGTTTAGGATTCTGCTTGGTTGATTTACGCGAGTTGATTACTGCGTTGTATGCGTATGGTAGTGCGCTGGGTGCAATCTTAATATCATTAAGATGTTCTGTGCAGTAACTGGCAATAGCTAAATTGTTCTCGATATTCCAGATACTGCCTTTACCAGCAGGTACTTCTTTCCATACGCCATTGTCATCAACAGCTTTTTCAACGAAGTTGCGCTCAGCTTTGCTGAGTAGTTTCACCGTAGTATCACTGAGCTGTTGCGGTGTAGGGAATTTGCTTGGGTCAGTTGCACTGCCCATTACTTTACCCATGTACAGCGTAAACGCTGTGTCGATTGTCATTAGTGCAGTTAAATGCATAAGTTGTGACATGTGTGTATCCTCATTAATTAGTGTTATTGTTACGCCCTATTGCGAGACTTAACGGCAGGCGTAGAACCGTTAAGAATTTGTTTTAATGCTTCCCGTCGTGAAGACGGTGTGTTGTAGTCTTCAAGTGCTATCAACAGTGTTTCTGGATTTGTGCCAATGGTGTTGTCTATGAACTCATCGAACGAGCGCTCATTTAGCTCTGTTTCGGTCATGATGTTCGTAGACAAGCACCGTGGCATCTGCGGTTTTAGTACATCCGCTAGTCCCATTTTATTTCCTCCGCGTGACATTCATACCAATCCTCGTCGTCTTTCTTACCGAAGACTTTTATGAACAGTTTAGATACTGCAAGCATAAGACTGATGAATATGCCTGCTGTTAGTGCGGTTGCCATACCAGTGAATGTTCCAAGGAACATGATGGTTAAGCCACCGCTGATGATTACGTCCGTAAGGACGGAATGTTTAGTGAACTTACGAATGCCTATCTTCATCATGAGGATGAAGAAGGCGAGTGCTGTAAGAAGTGCTACTGTTAGAATAGTCATAATGTACCTCCGCAGATACTTCATGGTTAGTAGGTGAGTAGTCAATCGGTTGTTCGATTACGTACTCATCAGTTATTGAATAATAGAATTCAGAGCCAATGGTCATGAAGAGACCAAAGATTAATGCAATGAATGGTGTGAATAACGTTATTGCAAATAAGTGCTTAAACATGTTTCACCTCGTGTTGCTTATTAGGGAGCCTAGACAGCGTGTCGGTTGAGCCGATTACAAAGGCATTGTCTCCACGCCGAGCTATAAATGTGCACTCCATGTTGTTGCAAGCTTTCAGCTTGTGCATCAATGTTGATATAAGGGAGAGCGTATTCAAGATACGTTCTTGTTCAGTAGGCATAGGTTTATTCATAGCCCCTCCGTTTTAGTTCTTTGTTTGTACGCCTCATAAGTTTGAAGCGCTGATATTCAGCTAGCGTAGCAACCACCGCCCAAAGGGCAGTGGTGCTGATTGCTATTACAGTTAATGGATGCATGTTATGCGGTTGCCTCGCTTTGGTCATCATTTGCCATTGGCAGTACTGCCATGGATATATCGTTAATGGTGATAGCCATGTCGATATCAGCTGTCATGTTATTAACAATGACAGTTGCTTGTGCTTCGCTCATTGAGTATTGGTCAATGAAGCGTTGTACTTCAGGTTTAATAGGCTCACCTGTTTCACGTGTGATGATGAGAACTTCGTTCTCAAGACGTAGGTGATAACCGTTAGCGCGTAATGTGTCTAAGTAAAGTTTCATGATTGTGCCCTCCGCGAGCGTAATTAGTTGTAAGCGTCCATGCTTAACGTTCATCCTTGCCGTAGTGCATCTATGCGTTTGCCTACTTTCGGTATTGCGCGATACCATCGGCTAGTTTTGCGCTTGCAGTTGGATGAGCATGCCTGCACTGCATGCATCATAGACGCGTCTATGATTGTGGTTGTGCTTGGTAAGCGTCAAGACGCTCGCCTGTTTCAGAATGTTGTGCGTTTGTTAAGAACCTGAAGTATTCAGGGTCTATAAAACAAATGCGTGTGTCACCACCTACGGTGTTCTTGTTAACGAAGTTACGTCCGCCATTGAGTGCGCGCATTGTTTGTCCGTTGTCCCAGAGTTGTTGTACGACTTTGCCACATGAAGTATCGAATGCTTCATGTCTTGGCGTGTTATGTCGTACGTTACTGAGTGTGATGACGTTCTGTGCTACATATATTGTTGATGTTGTTGCCATGATTATCTCCGCGATAATTAAGTAAGGTTTATACCCATCTACGATGGGCTGTTCGTTCTGTGAACATGTTGTGTGGATGTCGTCTACGAGCACGATATACATGTTCGAAAATACTGTGACGTCTTGAATGGAAGTGTTCATACCTTGTAGCGTCTGCAAGTTCTGTTGCTAGTTGTGGCATGGATAGTCTTTTAGCTTCTTCGATTATTAATTTAACTTCATCTTCTTCACACCCATAGTTTTCATAATATTGTTTAGAGTGTTCATATGCTGGTTCGATTTCATCAAATGCACCAGTTAACAAGTCAACTGCTTTAGCATATTGTTCGTATGCTAATTCTTTTTGATGATGTAGTTTTTCGTAATGTGTGATTTTAATGAGCCATTCGATTTGTTCTTGTAGCTCGTATAGTTTGTTTACATGACTGCAACGATTTGACATAACTATCTCCGCGATAATTGTTTGACTAGCATACGTTTCTCTGTTTCAAAGAGAATACGTATGTGTTGGTTTACGCCCATTGGGCGATATTTGCTTTCGAGAAAGCGATGGAATGTGTACCAGTAGATTAGATGAACTTTGTTCATTGAATCATGCCTTTGTAGTTATGTAGTTCCTGTTCCATGTTATCTATGCGGTCGCTAAGGTCTTCTAGGTAAGTTGAATTACCGTCACCGTCTGTATAGAAACATTGGTCATAGTCATCACGCATAATTGAAAGTTCTGCTTCCATTGCGTTTATGGTTTGTTGTTGTGCTGGAACACTGTTATTAAGAAACAAACATTGTGCTTTATAGGCGCTATATACGTGAGTGCTACCGTATAGGGCGTAATAAACTGTTTGCAATGCGTTTTCGTGTTTAAGAAACGTAATCATGATTATCTCCGCGATAATGTTATTAGTAATAACGGCACTAGACAGCCGAAAGTTGTGTAACTCCCCATATATCAATGTACCGTGCAGTGAGGGTTATGCATATATGCATAGCTATGTCGCCCCGCGACCTCGCTCTCCCACCCACGTACTTGATTCCTAAGTAAAAAATAAACGAGACGCCGAAGCGCCCCGTTCTGAGTACTGGGAGTTATGCTCTCCACTTAATGGAGATGGTTACTGGGTTCAACTTGTTAAGCGCCTTTGCACGCTTTAGTACAGAGGCCTTAGCTTCACCAGCCTTCTGTGCTACGAAGTTGCGTGCCTGCTCTGTGTTCTTAGCTACTGAGTTGGCAGTGTCCTTAACACCTTGCGCTTTGTCCTTGCGCCATAGTGCATTGGTGTGTGATACGAACTGCTTGGCAGTCTGCTCTTTGTACTCAAACTCAGGAGCAAGACCGTAGTAGGTACAACCGCTGATGTATTTGTTGAATGCTTGACGTTTAGTTATGTTTGACATGATGTGAGCCCTCCGCGAGCTAAGTTAAATGAACCAATCAACTGATTGATATGAACTTGGAACTCGACAGCCCAGAGGTGGGGACGAAGTACGGGACTCCTAGTACTTGGCACGGAATCCGAATCCGAAGTGGGGGGTGCGTCTGTCCCAGAGGGGGGAGGGGTACTCCCCGACCTCAGTCCCTAGTTCCCCAGTTTTTTTATTTTTTATTTTTTGTGGTACTATCCGAGTATCCCAGTACTGGGGGAGGAGCGTCGGGTGGTGAGTAACCACCCTCACTCATCATTGGGCAGCTCCGTTATAGACAATCGAGGGTATCGAAATGAAGATAGAAACACTAGCAAGAATAGTTCACGAAGCAAATCGCGCATACTGTTTGGAAAACGAGCAGTATGATCAAGAACCATGGGAAATGACACCCAAAATTATCCAGCACTCCGCCTTACAAGGCATTAAACACTTAGCAGCAAACCCTGAGCTTACACCTGAGCAGATGCATCAGAACTGGATGGACTACAAACTCGAAGAAGGTTGGAAGTACGCAGAGGTTAAGGATGTCGAAGCGAAGATACACCCGTGCTTAGTACCGTTCGATGAGTTACCGGAGTTCGAAAAGACGAAGGACACGCTGTTTCACGCCATTGTTCATCCGTTCTTGGATGAGCTCGAGTGGGACGAGCCCGGTGGCGTAGACATCCACGCCAGCGGTGGTGTGCAGCTTAATCTTAAGGCGAATCAGTCATGATGAAAACAATCGACAAGGCCATTAAGAGTTTGGCCAACAAAGCGAGTAACGGCAAGGCTGACGAAGCACTCAACTATTCGCAAGCAGTGTTAAATTTGACCTGCGCTAAGATAAATTTGGTTGCTCATAAAAGGGATAAGAAGGAGTTGAACAAATGACCCCCAAGGATTTCTGCTACTGGTTGCAAGGGTACGCGGAGCTTGGTGCTCCGCCGCCCACGCCTGAGCAGTGGGAGGTCATAAAGGATCACTTGAAGCTGGTTTTTACGAAGGTAACGCCGGATCGCCAGCTACCGGCAGCACCGATACTACCGGGACCGGTGGTACCAGTACCGAGACCACTTTTTGTATGGCCTCCCGAGACGACTGAGCCATGGAAACTTGATCGCCAAGACCAGTGGCCCTACTATCCGGATGTAATCTGTTAGCCATGTCAGCCAAAGGATGCAACAAAGAAGATGATGAAGCCCGCAGAGAGCAATATCTGCTGCATCGTCTTGCTGGCGTGGGTCCAACACAGTCGGCACGTCTCGCTGGGTATAAAAACCCCCGTGAGTCGTGCCGCGACTTGGAGAAACGCCCTGCGTTAAGGGACCGCATTCAAAACGGGCTGGCTGATCAGCGCCAAGAGATCAAATGGACGCGCAACAAGGTGATGGAGGGCATCGAGGACGCGATTCGGATGGGTAAAATCATAGCCGACCCCAGTTCTATGATCCGAGGGCTGCAGGAGATCAATAAGATGCAGGGGTATTACGCCGTTGAGACCAAAGAGATCGTTTTGACGGATGAGCGGGCTAAACAGCTCGACCAGATATCGAATATGAGCGAAGCTGACCTGTTACAGCAGCTTGGTAAGGACGAGGCGTACATCGACGCTGAGTTTGAGGTTATACACGACGATGGCTAAGAAATGCCCCGAGTGTAGGCAGAAAAAGCTCATAAAAAGCTTCAGCCAGTGGCATTGGTACGATATCGAGGGCAAAAAGCACACCGGACCACGCATGCCGACCTGCACCATGTGCTACAAAGCACTGGAAGCGACGTCACTATCTCCCGATAAGCAGTTAAAAGTGCAGATGATGATGCGCAAGAACCAGCGGGCGATTGCAACCGAGCTCGCAGCTGACAGATGTCGTCAACGGTCAAAAAAGGAGCGTGCTAAGAAGGTCGCAGCCCAGCGCAAAGAGCGAAATGCCATCGAGAGGGCGAAGAAATCCGCCACTGAGCTCCAAAAACCTGAAAATGAGCAGGTTCAGGCGTCAGATAACCTGATTGCCAACGAATTGATGGAGCGCCAGCTCGCCCGGGTGTCCCTGATCGAATTTATTAAGAAATTTAACCCCAATTACGAGGCCGGCTGGGTCCACGAGGACATCTGCAGGCGATTGAAGAAGTTCTTGAATGCCATGGAGGCTGGTGAGAGCCCCAGACTCATGCTGTTCATGCCCCCACGTCACGGTAAATCGATGATTGCCAGCCATAATTTCCCCGCATGGGCGCTTGGGCAGTTCCCTGAGTACGAGATCATCGCAGCATCGTACGGTAGCAGCCTGCCCAATAAGTTTTCCAGACAAGTGAGGGCATTTTTACGTGATAAGAAATACAAAGATCTTTTCCCGCATACGAAACTCGATCCTACGAATGAGAACGTTGAGGGCTGGTCAACGACTAAAGGCGGAGGCTACATCCCGGCGGGCGTTGGCGGTGGTATCACCGGTAAGGGCGCGCATATTTTTATTGTTGACGACCCGATCAAAGATGCGGAGGAAGCTGACTCTGAGACGATTCGACAAAATATATGGGACTGGTGGGGATCTACCGCTTATACGCGGCTGGCGCCCAATGCGGGCGTGCTTGTTATCCAGACGCGCTGGCACGACGATGACCTGAGTGGTCGTATGATCATGCAGATGCGTGAAGAGATGCGCGAGGCCGGCGAGATCAAGGATATGAACCGCGAGGCGGGCATGGACGAGGCCGAAGTCGAGGAGCGCTATGCGCAGATGCTCAGAGAGATCGATCAGTGGGAGATAATCGACTACCCTGCTATATCCACGCACGACGAGTACCTCAACCGGGACGGCACGGTAACGACCAAACCACTCGACGATAACTCCAAATTCTTAAGATATGCTGACGAGGCGCTGCACCCGCAGCGATTTGATCGAACACGTCTGATGAAAGTGAAGCGGACACTCCAGCCACGTCACTGGTCTGCGCTCTACCAGCAGAACCCCGTGCCGGACGAGGGGATGTTTTTTACCAAGAACATGCTCAAGTTCGACGTGAGGCCTGAGTTTTCTAGGTTCCCGATCTGTATGGCATGGGACTTGGCGGTAGGTCAGAAGCAGCAAAATGACTTCACGGTAGGTGTGGTGGGCTGTTTAGACTACTATGATAGGCTAATCGTGCTTGAGGTCGTTCGTGCGAAGATGAATATTCACCAGAGCGCGGAAGCTATCCTCGGTCTGTATGATAAGTACAACCGTATGATCGTCGGAAACCCTGTTATCGGTATCGAGCATGGACAGCTGAGCCTGTCCATGGGGCCGCACTTGGACAAAGTCATGGAGGATCAGCGACTATTCCCCAGTTTTGATGACACGCTCAAGCCTGTCAGCGACAAGATAATGCGTGCCGGCCCCTTGCAGGGTCGCATGCAGCAGGGTAAAGTCTTGTTCGTGAAGGGTGAGAACTGGAACGAAGACGTACAACATGAGCTGTTGCGCTTCCCCGGAGGCGTACATGATGATATTGTTGACGCACTGGCGTGGTTAGCACGTATGTTCACTAACATATCAGCGCCTAAACGCGTAGAGCGCAATGTCAGTAAAACAGAATCATGGCGTAAGAAATTGATACTGCCGCACGACCACGACCCTATGGGCGCATAACGAAAGAAACGAGAGAGAACCGTATGCCAGAAGATGTCGAACTAGCCAGAGAGAACTGGTCGCACTATATTTACGCTCGTGACCACGGTCATCTCGACTACGTCCATAAAGCGACGCTGTGTGAAAACTATTTCTATGGTGAGCAGTGGGAAGCCAAAGTAAAGGCGAAGCTCGAGGCACAGGGCAAACCGGTACTGGTGATCAACAAGGTGTTCAGCTCACTGTTGACGATCATGGGCGAGCAGCTACAGAACCGCGCCGGTGTACGATTCCTCCCGAACGACGACCTGTCTGACCCAGCCACGGCTGAGATCATCGACAAGCTCTACATGCACATCCTCAACTCCAACGGTATGGATCAGCTCGAAGCGAGTATGTTCGACGAGGGGATCATAACGTCGCGTTCGTTCTTGGACGTACGTATGAATTTCGACAACAACCTGCGTGGTGAGGTCGAGCTCGATATACATAACGGTAAGAACGTCATCATCGACCCTGATGCTGATAGCTACGATCCGGATAAGTGGAACGAGGTGTTCATCACGAAGTGGATGACCCCACTGGACATCGCATCTAAATACAACAGAGCCGATGCTAAGGACTTGGAAATCAAGACCCGCAGCGACTTTGAGTACGGTATCGACTCGATCGACACCCTACGCAACTCATTCTCTGGAAGATACCACAGGCGCCCGGGTGTAACCTCCGGGTACGCAGACCACAAGCTACGTCGCTATATTCGTGTCATCGAGCGCCAGTACAAGCAGATGATGCGCAAAGAGCACTTCGTGGATATGGAGACAGGCGACATGCGTGTGATTCCTGACAGCTGGGAGCGCAACCGCATCGCTGAGGTAGCCAGTAAATACGGCTTAGGCGTGTTTCCTAAAGACGTCCCTATCATCAAGTGGCTGGTCACAGCGGACGACAAGGTCCTGCACAACGAGGTCAGTCCGTATAAACACTTTACTCCTGTGCCATTCTTCCCTGTGTTTCACAAGGGCTACACCATAGGCATGGTAGAGAACCTCATCAGTCCACAGCAGTACCTCAACAAGACGACGAGCCAAGAGCTACACGTGGTTAACACCACAGCGAACTCCGGTTGGCAGATGGAAGAGGACCAGCTGGTGAATATGGACGACAACGAGCTCGAGCAGCGCGGTGCTGAGACCGGTCTGGTACTGGTACGTAAGAAAGGCAGCCAGCCGCTTGAGAAGATTAATCCCAATCAGGTGCCCACAGGCCTCGATCGTATCGCATACAAGGCTGATGAGTTCGTCAAAGAGCTCTCAGGTGTGTCTGACTCAGCTCGCGGCTTTGATCGCGCTGACGTGGCAGCTAAGGCCATACAGGCCAAGCAGGCCGTCGGTGGCATCACTAACGCTAAGATGTTCAGTAATCTGGCGTTCACCCGTAAGCTGATCGCACGTAATATCTTAGACTTAGTCCAAGAGTTCTACACCGAGGAGCGCATCGTGCGTATCACCGGCTCTGGTGAGGCTGCGCCTAAGAACGAAGAGATCTCTATGAACCAAGTGCAGGAGGACGGCTCAGTGCTGAACGACCTGACTATCGGTAAGTATGACGTGACGATTATCGACGCGCCTGCCCGTGATAAGCAGGAGGACACCCAGTTCGACGAGGCTACGCAGATGCGCGAGATGGGCATCGCGATCCCAGACCACGTCATCGTGGAGAGCTCTCACTTGCAGAACAAGAAAGAGATCGCAGCTGAGATCAAGGAGCAACAGGGTGGCGGCGACGCTACTGAGACCGAGCAGCGTATGGCTGAACTCGAGCTTCAGCTTAAAGAGCTAGAGGCCGCTGAGATGCAGGTGTCTATCAAACAGAAAGCCGCTGATGCTAAGTACACTGAAGCGCGTGCTATCAAAACTGCTAGCGAGAGCCAGCAGGGTCAGAACGAGGCTGCACAGATGCAGTTCGAGGCAGCTAAGGCTTCTCGTGAACTGGACATGCAGCGCGAGAAGATCCAAGGTGAGCTCCAGCTACAGCGTGAGAAGATGCAGGGTGAGCTCAAGCTTAAGCGTGAAATTGCTCGTGCTGATAACCTGATCAAACGCGCAGCAGCAGCTGAGGACGCGAAGATTAAGAAGACGGCCGCAGCCGCTAAACCAAAAGAAAATTCGACATCTGCCAAGAAAGATGATAAATAGTAACTATACGAACGTGGAGAAGCGTGATGAGTGAAGGTATGTTGGGCAAAGCCATAGCGGCTAAGCGTAAACACAAAGCAGAACTTGAGTCGACGACCGGACTAGCCTCTGCAGCGCCGGCGACGGCTGCGACCACTACTAAGAAAGTAGTTAATCGCAACACCGCTGGTCCTACGATCACGACCACAGCTGCACGTGCTTCGGCGCAGAAAGCAGCCATACAGAAGAAAGTCGCAGCGCGAGTCGCTGCTAACAAAGGTAAGGTCGTTAAGAAAAAACGCAACGGCCAGCGCACAGGACTGAGACGATGAAAGGCAAACCGGCACCAGTACCCATACGTAAAGGCAAAGGGATAACCATCAAAGGTAAACCAGCGCCGAAGAAAAAGAAGAAGCGCGTTAAGAATTTAGCAGAACATACACGTGGACTGCGATCTGTGCTTAAATACTGATGGCTACAGGTAAAACAACTAAGGACAAGGTGGACCGTGTTACGGGCCAGTCAACTGGAAAGGATCCGTTGATACCATCGAAGAAACTTATGGATGCACTTCGTAAGCGACGCAAAGGCAAAGGCCTGCGCAAAAGCTGCGGTAAATAATTTTAATCACGAGGGTGGAGAAACATAATGCCAGATCCAATTAAACAAGAAGACGGTACGTTCAAAAACGAAGCAGGCGCTGTAACTAACGACGCAGGCCATCTGATCGATGACGACGGCGCGCTGATCAACGACGAGGGCTTCCTCATCAATGAGACAGGCCAGTTACTGAACGAAGCAGGCGAAGCGGTAAACGCTGAAGGCGCTCTAGTCGATGCGGAAAACAAGGTCATCGAAGCCGCTGATGACACGACCATGATTCCTAAGCGTCGTTATGACTCTGCTGCTCGGCGTGCGAATACCGCAGAAGCAGCACTGAAAGACGTGCAAAACGAACTAGCTAAAGTCAATGCCAGCACTGACACCAAAGGAGGTGATCCCGAGACCGTTAAGGACTTTGAAGGTAAGATCGACGAGCTGGATACGAAGATCGAAGCCGCTCGCAAGGACGGCGACGTTGATGAGGTGGTTAAACTATCTAAAGAACAGCGCACGTATGAGCGCAGTATGTTCTCCAAAATCGCTACCGATGCTGCTGGTAATGCAGGCACAGTGGCTCAGCAAAACGTAGCGTTCGATACCTTGGTCGATAAGCTTGAACTTGATTACCCAGTACTGGACCAAGACCATAAGGACTTTGATCAGCCGCTGGTCAACGAGGTTCTGGAGATGCACGACGCGTTCGTCGCTAAAGGCGACGCGCCGGCAGTAGCCATGGCTAAGGCCGTTGGTTACATCCTGCCAGAGAAGAAATCTTCTCAAGAGCGCAATACTGATACAGCTAAGAATTTAAAAGCAGCGAATGCACAGGCTCCCGCTATGGGCGGTACTGGTGCAGGCTCCGACGCTGGTGGTGACACCGGTGATGTGGGCGACGTAGCAGCGATGACCGACAAGGAATTCGATGCTATGCCTGAAGCTACTAAGAAACGACTGCGTGGTGATACCAACACAGTCTAACCCTACGCTTACCTGTGTCGATAACAGGTCGGAAATCGTAACTCCGTAACGGTTCGCTTTCGAGGTCAGCACGATACGCTGTGAACAGCTGGTAGCACTGTATGCTACTAAACGTACTTTATTTTTGTCAACTTAATGGGAGATGACTCATGTCATTAACTAACTTTGCCAAGCTAACCAACGAAGAGCTAACTATCTGGTCGAAAGACATTTGGAAAGAAGCTCGGAACTGGATGTTCTTGGAGAAATTTACCGGTAGTGGTCCGGGCGCCATGGTGCAAAAAATCACAGAGTTGACCAAGAGCGAAAAGGGCGCACGCGCTGTTTTGACCTTGGTCTCGGATCTGGAAGGTGATGGTACCGCAGGGGACCGTACACTGGAAGGCAATGAAGAAGCGATGAAGAGTTTTGACCAAGTTATCCAGTTGGATCAACTTCGTCATGCTAACCGTCATGAAGGCCGTATGGCTGATCAGAAGTCTGTTGTTACATTCCGCGAAAACTCGCTGGACGTACTGGCA